CACATCACCGGGCAGTCATCAAAGCCAGCTTTGCTGATGATGTGAGTAACCACGCCTATCAGCTCTACCTCAGTGAGCGCATCACCTTCAATAGCTTCGCCGTCTTCCGTAATGAGCGATCCACCCATGGAACGTGCAAATTGCTGTACCCCGCAATATGAGATAAGTAAAACCGCTGATGCTAACGGCGATGATGAGCGCTCAATTACGGCGATGCCACGTTGTGTATCAACGAATGTTGCATGCTGGCTTATGCCGGTTACTTCATAAAACTGTGGTTGTTGAAGCATGATCTGTCACTCCATTTATACTGTTTTTATATACAGTAGTTTTTATGGAAGAGGAGATCAAGACAGGGAGCGTCTATTGATGAATGCCATTGTTGTAACGCAATGCTTCGCAAGGATTTGCTGAGAAAATTGATAATGTGTTTATCACACCATCTGCGAACACATCAGTCACCTGCTACGTGGTTGCTATAGTTTACGGTACACATCGTAATTCATTTCTCTGAAACCAATTATTTTTCCACAGTAAATCCCAGGTTCTGTTCTATGTTTAAGTCCCTACTCAGTTATATACCCTAATCACAAACGAATTTACAACCGGTAAAATGTTCATCATTAAGATACGCATTGATCATCAAACGCTTTAGTGAAACTAAATTCAGTCATCATACTTTTTTATTAATCCAACTTGCACAAAATACTGTTTGTTTATACAGTTAAATGAAATATACAGAAAGTAAGAGAGGCAAGAATGATTACTGATGACACTTTAAGAGAAGATTTAAACTCTCCACAAGAGGGGCTTGGAGGAGACCTGGTTAATACTCCTTATCACATGAGTGTAACCAAATTACTAAGTCTAGGTCGTATAGTATACCCAGAAATGTATGGCATAGATTTACCTGCGCCAACGGATGACGATTTATGGTCTTCAATGTTTAAGGGACTCTCCGAACTAGAGGATACATCATTATCTAGCGACTTACCTTACACCATTGACTTACGTGGGAAAACATACACACTCAAATCCACCCACAAACTCGATATTAATTTTAATATTATCAATGGTACCATTTTAATGGCTGGTGGTCAGATAGTTATGGGTGATGAAACCAGTGGATCCAAGACAAGAAGACATTACCTTAGAGACCTCAAGGTTAGATACATCGATGATGGAAAGGTTTACTATAATGATGCCTTAATTAAAATTGCCAGGTGTTATAATACATTTGTCATCAATTGTGACTTTTGGGCAGGAATCTCTACAAATAAAGATGCCGATGGCAATCCGCTTCGTGCCAGATATGGCCTGTGGCTTGGTTCGAAAAGAGCCTGGGGATGCTCAATAATTGGTGGGGAGTATTATGGTGGGCAAATTTGTTGTCGCATAGGATATACCAACGACCATACCGGCATAACAGTAACTGGCGGAGCTACATTCCACCATGGATTAGTAGGCAATCTGTTAATGTGCAACCCTGCTGGTTCTATGGTATCCGGGTGTAACATTGAGCATTCTGAAGATGGCGCATGGGGTTTGGCCATTACTTCTAACACCAACAGTGGTAGTAATTCAGCGCATGGTGTAATAATTGAAGGGTGTTATCTGTATAATAACGGGAATGGCACGAACGGAAATGCTAATACTGAAGCTGGCGTCTTAATAGGTTGCGATGTTCCAGGAACAAATGGATTTGATAACAGTGGAGTAATGATATCAAGCCTTAACACTGCTCATAGCATCACTGTAAGAAATAGCTATATTGTTTCTCCAAAGCAATTACGAGCAGTTAAACTGAGAGGATTGTATGGATTAAAAGTTGAAGATAATAAATATGGTGTTGCACTCAATGAAACATATGGATTTTCTGTTGAGGGAACAGCAGCAAGAACGTTTATTATTAACAATAGAAACCAATCAACAGGTATTTCAGACGAAGTTGAATATTCTTCTACAAATAAACCTCAGATTGGTGGAAGAGTCGGCACCTATACTCCTGGTGTTGCAGGTAAGGATATACCAGGAAACATTAGTTACAGTTCCAGAGGCTGTGATTATTACATAGATAATGGCATGTGCAATCTCTCATTATGGTTAGCTGTAAGTTCAGTTAATACAAAACCCTCTGGTGATTTATTTATTAAGCTTCCAGTACCTATTAGCTTGGGGAAAAAATCTGGATGCGGTGTATTTACACTGGAACTAGATGGTTCTGTCACACTCGCCACAGGGATCAGTGTACCAAACAATTCATTACCTGTGACCGCATCAATTACGAATGGAAATGAAATGAAACTTTATATCGCAGGAGTTCCGCTGCAGGGGGACGTAATAAAAAGCTTAACCGAAATTCAACTTTCTATATTATATCCTGTTGATGGTGCTGTTTTCACAGGCTAGAAAAGCGGTAAACATAAATGGAATGCAATATTTATTTTATCGATAAAAGTCACTAACTATAGGATTCAAATAATAAATTAACCGGTAACCATTGCATACGGTTACCGGGTGGTGTTTCTTACGGCATCACAGCAACTAACAGATACCCTGGTTCATCTGTGTATCGAGAGTACATAGGGTCCGCATAACCAATTGCACCGCGAGTTGCCAGCATCAGCAATTGGTTATCGTTCATCAGAGTATTGGTATTTACCGCCAGTTCCAGTGTCCCCATATTGAACCCGGTGACGATATGTTCTACCGGGTTACCTGGCTCAGATACATCGATTGCCCTGATCTCTCCATCGCGCCCCATTTCCGTTGTTCGATAGAAAATCCATGTTTTCCCATATTTGTTGCAGCCAATAGCCGGACGACTAAGGGTACCGTCCAGTAGAGGCTGCGTAGTATTTACCTTGAATGTGAACTTAGACACGAATTCCTCATGCCAGTCTGAGCCGTCAAACCAGATATGAACGATCTGCGTATGGTTATTATCATCGGTCTGCCACAGGCAAGTGTGGTAGTGGCTGTCATAATCACACGCGCCGCCATTCTGATTCACATAGCCAGAATAGATCGGAATATCAGCAATTTTCTCGCTGTTAGCCTCTGCCAGTGGTGCGGGGTAATTTATAGTGCCGGCAGCGTTCGTCCACGTCAGACCCTTGTCCATTGATTTGGCGTAGTAGAGCCCACGGTTAGCATCGGCAGTATTTGCGTTGACACGCAGGCCAAAGCAGAAGTGCAGTGAACCATCGCGACCGACACTCAAGCGCTGTTCGTAGGCGTTAGCGTCCAGATCCGTGGCAGCAATTTGAAATACTGAACCAAACGTTCTGGTAGCATCATCAAACAACGCAGAGAAATACTGACCTGCAGCCGATACCCCCTGCCGCCAGAATGCCTGAGTGGTTCCGTCCGGGTATTTAACAAACCGAGGATAGGTTACCTCCTCTGACGCGGTATAGCTGATTGCCGTCCATGCCGTAATGTCGTGTGGAGCATTGGATATAACAGCCCGGCACGGTTTGACGTGCATATTCCCACTGACAATTAGATAACCATCCTTCGTCACGCCCAGGCTGTAAACGTTATGACTATCTTCTTCGGTTGGCGATGCTAAAGGGTTTTCGGTGACATAGTGAAGGTCGAAATATGTCCACACTCCGGTGAGATTCTCTTTGCGCATGATGATGGGATGACGGTTCCCACGAGTCGCCACAACGAATGTGTAGTTACCCGCAATAACCACGTTATCCTGAATATATACGGCAGCGTTGTAGTTAAATCTGTTATCCAGCCTGACTGGTAATTGCTCCAGAGTCGCACCAATCACAGGCGTCTGCACCGCCCCGTTATTAATCAGGTCATCAACCTGATTTTGCAGAGCGTACAGGTCCTGCAGCAGCTTGTAGCTGCGCTGGAATGCTGTAACGCTGTATGCCTGTTCGACGCCACCCAGTACACGACGCACCCTGACATACATCACCCCATCCTGAGAGGCGACAACACTGCGGGTTAACTGGACGTCAGAGGCACCGGTGCTGGTATAGATATCCAGAGGAGCCACAAAATTTTTGTCATGGTCCAGCTGAATGAAATATGCCATTTGCTGGCCGACAGTTGCGGAACCGTAGATGCCAGACATAGTGACCTTATCGCCTTTTGATACTGGCAAGTAATACGCCAGCCAGTCATTACCAGCATTGCTGTTAACTGTACCGTCATAGAGCATAACTGTACCAAAGATATACATGTTGCCATTTTTGGTGTAATCAATGGCCTGCCCGTTATCCCCGATAGCTTTTAAAACGTCATATTCAGCAACCCCGCCAGCAATACCAACATCAGAAGAAGCAACTAAGAACTTCTTCATGAAATTGATATACCACCCAGCATTCCCGCTATTTTTTACCCGGACATAAATATATCCATCCTGGATAGCCGTTCCTTTAACTGTTCCCTGCCTTGTTGCATCACCAGTAGTGACATTGGCCGCTAAATCAGACACGTATTTTTTGTTGGTATCGCACTGAATCAGCCATGCCGTAACGGCCCCTGTGGTTGCCAGATCAATAATGCCAGAATATTCAGCCTGGTCCCCTTTGCTACAAGGAATATAGTACGCATCCCAGTCAGAGTAGGTACCAGACAAACCACCAGAGAACAAAACAAACTGGCGAGTAATTTCCCATACTGATGATGCACTTTCCGGCCAAAGTCCCTGGTTAAGCTGAGAAATGCCGTTCAAATAGTCATCAGTGGTAATCAAATGCTTTTTGAGAAAGTTGATATTCCAGTTTGGATTTGAGCTGTTGCGCACGCGAATATAGATATATCCATCCTGCACCGCTACTCCGTGTACCGTACCCTGCTCAGTTGCAAAACCGTCGAAATGGTTTCCACCAGAACTTTAACGTAGTTTTTGTTATCGTCGCACTGAATAATCCACGCAGTTTTATCTCCGGCTGTTGATGTGTTGATAACACCAAAATAATCAGCCCGATCACCCTCCTTGCATGGGATGAAATAACCGTCCCATGAACTATTCGTGCCTGTAGTGCCATCACTGAAAATGACAAAATTCTGAGTAATCTCCCATGAAGAAGACACATCAGTTGGGTAAATACCACTCAATACATAATTAATCGCCGTGGCAATGCCACTTTGCGACGGCATTTTTCGCCCGGTTGCCTCCAGCGTTCCGCCATTGTTGATATATTCATCCGCAAGTGAACTCCCGTCATCACTGCGCACATAGGTGGTACTCCCCTCCGGGATATTCGCGATGTCCGCCTGCGCTGCCGCCAGCGTCATATACTGCCGGCCAAGAGGTATAAGGTTCTGGCGAGTGCCTTCAATTGTATAGTGCTCATTACCAAAGCGGTCGACATACTTCTCGCCCGGGCTGGTAACGATTTCATCCATTTTTGCGCCCGCAAAAACTGCGTCCCGGATATCCGTGCTTGGGACAGGATTCTGCGTTGGAGTCGGTAACGGTGTTGCCATTGTGCTTGTCGCCCTATAAATGGCGCACGAAAGCCTCAGAAGTTAATCTGATGGTGTGCGCGAAGTTGAAGAGTTACTGTGTGTTACGGATAAATAGCGTCTGAATATTCGGAAAGGGTCAGCGTCTGGGTGTAATCGCCATTGGGTTTGGCTGTTTCTACGCGCCAGATGCTGGAGTTAAGTTCGGAATCAGTTGCGATAAAGTACCGGCTTGCAACCTGGCAATCGCTCCCATTGTAGATATTAAGGTCAAAGGCATCCGCGGCGGCCTGGAATGCTTTTGAATTTCCCGTTACAGGATATGCGCGCCAGCGACCACGGAAGTTACCCAGACTATCCGTCATCACCACCCACATGTCGCCAAGAGTGAAGTCAATGCGCTCTGAAGTCGTGAAGATGTCGCCATTACGGCCGGTGATATAGCCGTTCTGCTGCTTGTTGTCGTACATGTCCGGACACTGGACGACGGCGCCACGCACCACCTGTTCAGTTTCCAGCACCTTGACCGTCATGCTCAAACGCGAATACAAAATGCGCTGCGCCTCTAGCCATGCCCGATCCAAAGCCTGGGTCCGATTACGGCAACCTTCCAGGCTAATCTGACTGGCGTTAATCGTCGCATCTTCCACTTCCCGGATACCACCTGCGTCGATTTGCAGGTAGATATAAGATTTCTTATTGGTTATCGGGTCGACATAATCGACCGTGACGCCGTCATAACCTCCCGGCAGTGACATCTGCCACGAAACCTTATATTCATCAAAGAACATGTTTGAGCGCGCGAACACCGCATCCGGATAGCTAACCTTTTCATCGCGCCAAAACGTCAGCACATCGCCGATGTTGTTTCCATCGACACGGGCTGCATTGCATATTGTGCCGAGCCTTTCACTCAGGGAAAGCTTCTCATCTGAAAAGGTGTAATCGAAATAGCCGAGTTCCGGAACCGTTATTGAATCAGCAATCGCGTACAGAGTAGCGACATCGATGCTTGAAACATCCTGCTTACCGATAACTATCCACTCATGCAGTGCAGCGTCGGCAAATGAACGGCTTGGGCGCAGCGTGTAATCAATCTGGCCGGTCGTCCTGTCATAGCTGATGGTGTGGCGCTGTGCAAGCATGTTGTACTTCTGCTCGCGGTTGCTGTTGCTGTTGTTGCTCCCCTTGATAGTCACTCTGGCGATCGTATCATCTGGGTAAACAACATTGACGCGAGTGTTTACCGCGTGAATCGCCATCAGTGTGACGACGTTGCTGTCGTTGCTGTTATCCAGCCTCTCAATTGTGACCGCATAGCGCCCCATCCCGGCGGCTGGGGTGAATTTGTGCGTGGTTCTGAAGTTACGTGTCGAGACCTGATAATCGTTATCGAAGAAGTAATCATACTGCTCTGCCGTTCCGGGGATCTGGTTGTTGTTCTCGTCAACCTTCCAGAACCGGATACGATAACGCGTTGTACCCGCGGTGGCGCCCAACTGAACCATCGCATGAACCCAGATTTGAGATGACTCAAGGGGAGAGACCGACGGGCCAATGACCAGCGGCGTCTGATCGTTCAGGGTAAACAGTGTCAGATTTATGGTCGCATTCGCGGGTAAAGTGGTGATTTCTCCGGTCATGTCACCCAGATAAAACGTTGTGTATGACTGCGTGTCCTCGCCAATAAAGCTCTCTGAATAGACAATATTCCCGCTGCCGGTGACATTCCTGGTAACAGGGCTCCCGCCTGAGCTCCAGGTTGCATTAATCACGAAGGTAACCGGATGCGGCACAGCCAGCGCAGCAAAATATGAGAAATTGTCGTCATTAGACAGCACCGTCGCTTTAAGCTGGTTGCTCTCAATGCTTATTGCGGTCGGCGTGGATGTGGTCGCCGTCTGTGCCGGAAAATCCTCACTCTCATTCAGCCCAGGAACTTCTTCGTTATCGATATCATCGAACTGATACCCAACGTCAATGGTGCCTATTGTCGCGCCCGGGTCGAAAATCTTGTAACTGGCTCCGGCCAGACTACCCAGATTCGATTCTGAATACCGGACAGAGGAAATGGTGTATTTCCCTACCCCCACTTCAAACCATTCAGTGATGTATTTGTTGTTGTCGATGAACTCGAACAACGCCTGCTGAGTCAGATCCGGAAACACCCGGCATTGCCCGTAAATGTTAGGTCGCCCTTTGTACAGACGTGCGCGGTTGGTCTGCCCGGTGGCGTCATTGTTCGGTGACTCTCCGGTAGAAATGGACGGAGCAGAGGCATTTTGCTGCCCGGTGATCCCCGCCAGCACCTTTTTGGTAAAGCGGATCGGGTTAAGGTGCTCTACAGGGTTGAGCAGCGTCTTCAACAGGCCTCCGCTCTCTGGCTGGTCAAATACCGCTACCACGTCTCCGGCGCGCAGCTTAAACGACAAATCAAAATCATCGTTCAGCTCACGACCATTCAGGCGCACCTTCACATTATTGTGCAGCCTGAGTGAGTCCAGTAATGCTATCAACTCAGTACCGGGTGCCGTCGCTCCATGCTGTTTCGGCGCGCCAGGCAGGCGCTGCAGCTCATATCGAACCATGAACCAGATACTCCACTTTGTTGAATTTTTTCGCCAGGATGACCATGCTGTCAGCGCGCACAAACCCGAATTCACCGCGGGAATGCAGGCATTTAACCGGGTCAAGCATTACGCCCACATGAACAGGCCGATCGGCGTAATAAAACACGGCGAGGCAGCCCGGCGATGCCACCGGTACCGATCGCCAGTGGGAAGATTCCTCTGAGTAGCAGGTGATGAAGTCGGCGCCCGATTCGTAGCCGGGAATATGATGCAACTCCAGACCGAGCACATGACGGTAATACAGCACCACCAGACCCCAGCAATCCATCTGCTCAAAACAACAGGCACGGTTAACCCACGGCTTGCCATTCACAAGCCGGATAAATTCGCTCTGCGTCATACGGTAATCAGTCCTGGATAGTCTTTCGTGGTGTAAATAATGGGATTGGCCAGCGTCAGGGGATTGGTCTTTCCGGAATTAACGGTGACGTTTGTACCGTCGGCGCCGACATCCTTCACAAACAGTGACCAGGTCTTCAGAGGCTCGGCATCACCGATCGCATTCCATTGTTGATACTTACACGTGATAGCCGTCATCCGGGCGGCACCTGTCCACGCTTTTAGCGTGTTTCTGACCGCTTCAGCCCCCTGCAGGAAGGTGATCCCCATCGCGATGATGGCCGACCCGTTCTGCGTGGGCTCGGTGATATCAAACGCCGCGGGTTGATAGAGGTTGCCGCCAAACGTCGCTTCCCTAAACAGCTTGTTCACCACCCGGTAATAACCAAACGACGGGTGATAGAACTCGATGGTCTGTTTGATATCACTTGCCGGCCGCCGCTCCTTCCATTCGCGCAATGTCGTCATGAGTTCCCCACTGGATATTCCGGAATGACCTCGGTAACGAGCAGGTCATAGAGATATTCGGTACCAGGAGCCATCCCGACGATCCAGTCGTCGTATTGCTCGGTATAGTCACTCATCCCGTTCGACAGGACCGTCGCCGTCCAGGTCACCACTCCGCCATTTTTGCTGGTTTGCACCGGCATGTTGATGAAGTGAAGCGTCTGCAACTGAGGGCCGTAAGTGTCGCCAAGGTCGATACGCATCTGGAACCAGTTACGTCCGCGGTCACAGTAAGTCGGCGATCGTAGCCAGGACTTAAACACTTCCGCCTGTTTAAGAGTGAATATCCACTGGAGCGTCCATGTCGTTTTCAGGTCCGTCGTAAACGGGGTGAATATTGCGGGCCCGACTGCCGGCTGCGTTGTCTGCCAGCCGGTATCCTGTGTCATGTTCTGGCTGGGACGCTGCGGAAGGGGAAGAAATTCCGGGTATGAAACTGTTGCCACGTTTCCTCCGGGCATAAAAAAAGCCGCGGCTGCGGCACTGTTTGTTTATCAGGATTTTAATGAAATCACTAACGAGTTAGGCTGAAATTTCCATACAACAAAGGAGGTTTTATGTCTGGTCTAGTGAATCCGAAAGATTCTCCAGAAGAAGCAGCATACGCATTGCTCATTGAAATGGTCAGAGCTCAGCGGGTACCTGTTTATTCTTCGGACATTTCAGGATTGTTGTCGTTTTATGATGAAGCAGTTCAGCACTTTAAAAAAGAAGATGAACAAAAGAGCTAACACTCTGAACACAGCTCAATAAAACTTTCACGAACGGATTTAGCGATCGCCTTCGCTTTTTCCGTTCTCTCATCTTCCTTCCATGTCACCATCCCTTGAAGTTCCTCAGAAAGTCTCTCTGCGGCCTGTTCCTGTACTCGTTCTGGTAATTCGATGAATTTCATAATTCCCACCTGTAAAAACCCGCCGAAGCGGGTTGGTTTAGTAATCGCCATTGGCCTGCCGGCGAAGGCCGAATGTGTTCTGCATCTGAGAGGACATCGGGCCGCCGTTCTGCATATCGGTGATAAAGGTCTCGATAACCAGTTGCCCGCCGTTCTGGCTGCTGCGGGTATCGACATTGACGCCATTTGCATAGTTATAAATGTTGTTCACGACCTGCAGTGCGCCGCTGCCACTGCCCTGCAAATCCTTATTGCTGATGACAGAGCCGTTATCACCAGGGATCATGTACTGACTGCCGTTACTGGCGCGGTAGATTTCAGGCATACCGCCCTCACCTACCTGGTACATTGAGCCCGCCGATACCGGACCACCGTTCTTACGTTTACCGGCCAACGATGAGCCAACAGCCAGCGCAGCCACCAGGGCGCCGAGACCAATAGCAACCGCGCCGCCGAACGAACCGATCGAAGCAACAAGCGCCGCCGGAGTCCATGCTGCTGTTGTGGCCGCAGCAGAAGATGTGCTGGCTGCAGTGGTCGTTGCAAGGGAACTGACTTGCGTAGCAGTGGTGGCGGCTATAGAAGCTTGCTGCGCTGCCCCTCCAAACGCTGCAGACTTGGCTTGCTGGATGCCCATTTGCACGAACGTATTAATTACGTCGTTGAGAATTGTGTTGCCGATAGACTGCAATGCATCTGAGGCTGACATACTGCCGGTGATGATGCCGGTTAATGCATTGGAAGCCTGATTGCCGAATGCGTCAACCGCGGCGCCAAGAGCCTGATACCCTACGCTCTGTTGCGTGAACAATGCCCACATAGCATCCGTTCGTTCCTGCTCATACTGAGTGTCAGCGGCTTTTTTCAGTGCTAAGGCCTGAGTGTGAGCGATAACCCCTTGCTGCTCGTATTGCTGGATTAGTGCTAACTGTTGGGCGTGCTGGTTTGCCAGGTTCTGTACGGGGTCCACATCACCGGCCGCCTGCTGCTGCGGGGTAACAACCTGTTGCGCGCGGATTTTCGCAAGATTAGCCTGGTGAGTTGCCTCCAGTCTCTCGGATGTCTCGTTGTATTGCACCTGGCTGATTTTCTTCGCATCCAGTGCAGTATTTAAATCCTGCACATCCTGCTTGTAACTTGCATTCTCGCGCGCTTCAGGGAGAAGCTTCTCAGCCGCGGCTTGCGCCTTGATAGCGTTGGCCGTATCCCACTTTTTAGCAGCAAACTGCCCAGCCAGCGCTATCTGTTCCTGCGTAGCGCCTTTGCCAAGCGAAAGCTGAGCATTGAGGATCGCCTGTTCACGGCTCAGATTGCTAGTGGAATCAGCAGCTAGTTCGGACTGCTGTTTGAGGTTTGCCAACTTTTGAGCAATTGAATCAGCCTGCGTTTCTGACTGCTTACCTGCCTTATTGCTTTCCTTTCTGGCTTCCGTCACGCGGTAGGTTTCAGCATACTCATCCTGAAGGGCTTTAATCCGCTTCTGGTCAGTTACCCCGGCATCAGCGGCATCATATTGAGCTTGCAGGCGAGCTCTGGCCTCTCCCTCTAGTTTGGCAAGAGCGAGTCGGCGCTCGGAAACTTTAACTAAATTATCTTGCTTAGGGTTCGACGTTTTACCGCCGGAAAATCCTTTTCCTATATTCGCAGCATTCTCAGAAGCTTTTCCTACGGCATCCAAATCACCGACAAGTATTGCCGCTTTCGTGCTGAGTGTGGCCAGAGCGGTATTTTGCTGTGCCCAACCATCCAATCCTAACCAGGCCCAAGTCCTCGCTCTGCGGCTATACATCTCACCTGTAGAGGTAAGATCTGCGATGCTCTGTGCCGCAGTTACGGCACGACCACTTAAGCGATCGATAGCTGCGCTTACAGAGTCAATAATGCCAACCATTGTCTTACTTGCGCCGGTTGCTTCATTCATCTTGTCGACTAACAATGAGAGTGAAACAGTAAGACTGTTGTTGGCTTGCTCAAGCGTTCTTGGGAGCTTATTAAATTCCTGGTTAACCACCCCAGATTGCTTGGCTATGGCGTTAAGCGCGGCTTCTGCTGTTACCTTCCCTGCCAGCATTTCCTGGCGGAGTTCACCCATAGAGATTCCCATGCCGGCGGCAATTTGCCGTGCAAGTTCTGGCATGCTCTCCACAATACTGTTGAATTCTTCAGCCCTTACAATTCCTCCGTCGATTGATTGGCCGAATTGTCGTAAAGCTCCAGCCATCTCTTCAGCTGAACTCCCACCAACACGACCTATTTTCTGCAAAGTGTCAGTGAGGAATAATATTTGGCTGTTCGTGGCGCCCGTAGCCTTAAGCGAAGAGGTCAACTTTTCCCATAGGCTTTGGGTGTCCTGCAGGCTCGCTCCAGTATTAGATGCGATCATCGCAAGGGTGGAGAAAGTAGCCTTCGCCTCAGCAGTATCTGTAGTTAGGCGGGAAATTCTTGCCTGTAGTTGGGTGACGTTGTCTGCAACCGTTAAAAAGGCCTTCCCATAATCAATAATTAAAGCGACAGAAATTGCGCTAGCCACTCCAGAAAGCGCGGATGTCAGTACACCCATCGTTCCTGAAGCCTTTCGGCCGGAACTGTCTAACTTATCTATACCTGAACTTGCATTGCGCGCGCTCTTATCCATAGCGCCTAGCACATCTGCGGCTTTCCTGCTCCCCGTTATTAATTTCGCTGTTTCCAGGTCAACTTCGTAATAAATCTCACCCGCTTTTTCGGCCATGCAACTTCTCCGGGCAATAAAAAACCCCGCCGGAGCGAGGTTTTTTGAATTATTGTTTATTTCCTACAGAACTTATAATCATGTCCGCATAGTTCTATAGAGTGATTTCCATCTTCAGACCAAAGTGAAATCTCTTTAATATACGTTTCGCCAGTTTTAGCGTCGAAATCATAGACCACTATTCCAGCATCTACGTTTACTTTCTCTGACGCATCACTCCTGGGCCTAATGTTTTTGAAGGTGACAGTGACTTGGTTAGTGTTGTCATTTTTTCGTTCGCCAATATGTGCCTTCCCGCCGCTAACATCTACGCAACTTTTATTTTTATCGCCGCATACAGCCATCATTACCTCTTTTTTAGCCGTATCGATCGCCTCTTGCTCAGTTGGTGCTGACTTATAGCAACCTGCTAAAGCGAGAGAAAGCAATGCCACTGCCAGGATGCGTTTCATATCACTATCCCCATTGATTAGTTTGGACAAATCCTAGCAGGGATAGAAGCGAACGACAAAACCACCTGATCGTTTATCAGGATGTTCGGCGGCGCGCTTTCAGAGTAGGTTGGAGCGTAAACCCGAAACAAGGAATCAACATGGATAAGTTTGACCGCACAATCCAGCGAGAGCTACTCCAACGTCTCTGCGACATTTACCCAGAATCTGCCGATAGTAGCTTCTCAAAGGAGTTTTCAGAAAAATTTGGAGGCATTAATATCTTTACTGCCAACTTACTTTATCTTGCTGGTCACGGACTCATTGAGATAAAACTTAGCAATGAAATAGGCCGACGACTGCCATCTGTAATGGACTCTTTCACGAAAATCACCAGCAAAGGCATAGATTTCATTCGCGATGACGGCGGTTTGGGCGCAATTCTGAACGTACAAACCATTAAGTTTCACCGGGATGCGGTGATCGTCATCGAAGACCTGATCGCCATTTCAAACATGAACGACGAACAGAAGGAAAAAGCCAAGTCGACTCTCGGCGAAATGTCGACGGAAGCCCTTAAAACTGTGGTACAAGCTGCGACTACCGCCGGGTTATCCGTGCTATTTGGAAAATGAGCGGGACTAGAAAGCGAAAACCCGCCGGATGGCGGGTTTTCTTATGAATGCTTATGCCTTGCAACTTTAGTCCGTAATCTCCGTGGATTGTTCTGCTTTTTCTCTTCCTGCGCCTTAAAGTTGTTGTAAGTCTCGAAATCAAAAAAGGAAAGGTTTTCTATTTCTGAAACTGGGCATACGACCCTGAAGTCATCAAAGGTTAGATTGCTCTTAACCCTTGGAGGGCCATCCACACCCAAGACATCACCATATAAGCCGATACTTTCATAATGAGTTATATAGTTTGTCGTGACGACAATTTTTAGCGTGTCTTTATCCCTATAACCGCTGAGCAGTGGGATGAAAGCCATGTGCTCAATCTTCCCATGCTCCAAGGGGGGGCGAATAACCCAACCGACATAAAATTTCTTCGATTTCAAAGTAAAAATTACTGGAGCTAAAGTAGCAGAAGCCTCGATTGCCAATGTTTCAAGAGGATGGTTCCTTGCAGCCTTTGCAAGAGCTTTAAATCTGTTATTACCCCAGCCGTACCAGGCCTTGTTTAGCAGTCCACAAATTGTGGAAAGTGCAACAGTTCCAACTAGCCATAGAGCTATCTTTAAGCTCTTTCCTGTAGCTACAGCATCTGCAGATAGCGGGATAAGTAATTTGACATTTTCCTTGTTCATTCCCACTACTTTGGCAGAGAAATCAATGAAGCCCACAAATCCCATTATCGAGCATAACATCCAGCTCAGGATACAAAACCCGGTCCCCCACGTCGCCACATAAAAATAAGCGCCCCAACCATCGGAGCGCTTAAATTTGTATCTCGTAGATACTGATGTAATAGTAAAAATGTAACCACTAACGAGGATAGCGGATAGTAACAGTGTCCCCATCCGTCACCTTGCCTTAGAGGGTTCAACTCTCGCAAGAAACTGAAACTGGCGCTTCATCTCTTTGCGAACCTTATCGTTTTCGAGGTTTAAGCTGATTACGCCATCGCGATCAATCGTGAGTCGGTCCTGGTTGTCGACAAGGATGTTTGTTAAGCGCTCTACGGGGCTTTCAGCTCCAGTAATTGCCTTCCGTTTGTTCGAGAAACTAAACATAGCTCCTCCTCAATCTACCTTTTTGGGTGTAAAAAGAGCTTAGCGAACCTTGCGCCGCCAAGCCCTTAACCGAATTTTTTTCAACAATAATTGTTGTTGTGATTGAAGATTAAGTTATGTTGATCTGGTGGTCAAGCGCGGCGCTCACAAACTTTGTGTAGTGACATGTCACGATTCCGATTTTATTGTCGATGTATTCCCCATTGCTAAGACTCTTTCTCCATCATCACTTTCCTACGCTTGCGCCGCGCAAAGAAGTCATCGGCTGCGCTATCGTACTCTTCGCGGGTGTACCCTTTCTGCTCAGGGTATTTAGCGATGATCATTAGCTGAAACTCGGTCATAGTGAGTTGCCATGCTTCCTCCTTGCTTATGCCGAAGTGATTGCGCGCTGCGACGATATACTCAGATGCTCTGAATTCATTGGTTGTATCGCTAGTCTCATAGCGCTGGAGTTTTCTCACCTTTGCCTTGCCAATGATTCCATGCATCATCAGATTTTGAGCAACGATGATCATTTCCGGCGCCGGCATCGTCCCAGGACGCCACATAAATCCCCGCTTGCGTGATTTGCCCGGCTTCATCCATCCGACCAGTTCCCCGATATCGTCATCGCAGCACGCAGTCAGAACGGCATGGGCTGCCATAACTGCTTTACGGCTCAGAAGCCCGCTCTGGATATATCTCAGAACGCAATCAGGCAGGCGGCTGTACTCATCGCGGATATACACCTGAGCAGCCTGTTGAATTAACGGTGTCGCCTCATCGTTACATAGGTCATAAAACGTCTGAACAATCTCTGCCGGCTCTCCGATTCTCGTCATGGCCAGCAGTGACGGGCGAAAGAAATATTCCTTATCCCCGGACGTAATCAGGCACTCGCCAAACTCTTTAACAGGCGTCATTTTTCCCCCATAAACAAAATCAAGGGCAGGAACACCTACCCTTTGTTTTGCTTACACCGTAACGGTCACCGTATGCGTTGCGGTAAACCCGCCATCATCTGTCTTCACTGTGATTACTGCGGTGCCAGCCGTAGCACCAGAAGGCGCGGACACGGTGACCGTATTGCCAGCAAATGCCACCGTCGCGCGCGCTGGAACAGATGAAGTAACCGTGAAGACCTTGTCGTCAGCATCTGCGGGCGCAATCGTTACTTCGAAGGTGGTGCTTTCTCCGGCGGCGATAGAGCTGGTCGTTGGCGCAACCGTCACGCCAGTTACCGGAATGCCTTCGTCCGCTTCGGTGATCTGGAACGTGTTGCCGTCAGCCAGTTTGAACTCAAAGCTGTAGGTAACAATTTCCTTCACGCCACCACCATCACTGGCGCCAGTCGGGACCATGTAGCCAATATGGAAGTAATCCCCCCAGTGAAAACGCATCCAGACCGCAGGTTGACGGCGGGCGCGAACTTCATCAGCGATATACTTCACGAATTGCTGAATGCCAAATTCATCGGTACGATCTTTGACACGGACCTCACCTTCGATTGAGTACGTTGGATCAAGACTGGCGATCAGGTTTGAACTGAAACCGCCATTATCTGCATCCGAGGTTAATGCCTCCGGGCTCATATCCCACGTCGCCGAAGTCGGAAGACCAAGTAATTTCCAGTCGCCCTCCGCCGGCACCTGGTCAGCACATCCATACGCTAATTCAAGCGTCTTCGCGCGACCGATTAGTTGTTCGTTATTGGAGCAGCCTTGCATCGTTGCTTACCTCACTTCTGATAATAAAAAAAGGCCGCTCCAGGCGACCTTATGAGATTTGATTTAGTGTTATCCGCCAAAGAGACAGGCGAACTGTAAGCGCCACACCATTCGCCCTTCTGCAGTCATTACCGGTGATGGGGTTCCGCCAAGGTTAGATATCTGCCCGATGCAGGCATTTGTCATAGGGTTCTGCTTGACGTAGTCGATGATGGCTTGCACATCGGTCTCTGATTTCGCGTAGTCGCCGGCAGACTTACCAGTTATGACATCCACCAGGACGTAATAATCAGCAGCCATATCGCGGTCTACTGCCGTACCACCGTTGGGCCGGAATACGATGAATCGCTCCGCCAGTTTTCCGGTATCTGTCCATGTCAGTGACTGAACGGTGTACCCGGAGGTTAAGCCGGCATCAACGAGGAAGTTACGAACGCGCTTATGCATCGGGGGGTTCACAGGGATAACTCCTTCTTGATAACAGCATCAATCGCATCACGCTCTTCATCGAATCCCTTCTTAAGGAATTGAGGCTCGCCATGCGGGTCCCAATAGTTTCCCTTTCCAGTACCACCACCAAATTCACTACCGGCTCTCGTCTTACCGAAATGGGCTCTCGGCTGGCCTTTTAGCTTGCCTGGCATATCATGCACAAATGCAGCGTAATTTGCAGAGTACCCAGCCCTTCCAGTAACTCTTGTGCCGTTAACGTTAATTTCCCGGAACTGACTATTCAGGAGTGTAGATGAGTCAATTGGCGTGTAATACGCCGCCCTGCTGCTGCCTAAAATCAGCGCAGACTGAATAGCACGTACAACCTTTCGCCCCTGAATATTGTCAATGATGCGGTTGAGATTGGCCTTAGATTCCCTTACACCACGAACCTTTACACCCATAATTACACTCCCGTCAGAATGGCGTAATCATCCGCCAGTCGCTCGAATGTGTCGGCGTAACGGATAACCTGCCGTACCTCGTCTGCCCCGGCGACAATCGGATCGGCTTCGGTCGATGCGCCAATCAGCAGGTAATCACCTGCCGCTGCCAGTGCATACTCAGACCAGACGGTATTCTTCACGACGATTTCAGCACCAAGACTACCGATGCGCTTAGAAAGACCACCTTCGTAATCACAGAGAATCGCCTGAGGAGGCGAGAACCCGAGCGAATCACCGTACTCATCATTGCCGAGCTTGCGCCAGATGGTAGCCGTAGCGGTATAGCTCCAGTTCGCGGTTGCCGACATCAGTCATCCCTCCATCGCAGCACAACAGCGCCTGTGGCGCGTATGCGGTCGCAGTTGATGTACCACTCGCCATTGGATTTGACGTACGCTGTGGTTTGCTTCCCGGTATCGGTCATTACCCAGACACGGACGAATGACCGCGGATGGCGTTCTTTTACGGATATCCATTTCATCAGCAGCCACCAACGACCATAAACAGGCCGACACTATTACCTGCGCTGATAGGGAGTTCACCAGTGCAACCACTGGTATCAAGCCGGGCCAGCGAGTCGCGCAACCAGGTGATGCTGTCAGCACCATAATCGAACGATCGCGACGCTCCTGATGGCGCCCCCTGCGATTTAATTCGCCGGGCGCCGGAAGACGTCGCCATGAGCGCAGCGGCATACATCAGGATAAGTTTTGCCGTGCAGTCGTCATATCCCGCACCATCGAGGCACGGGATAATTTTGTTCACCACGCAGAGAATCGGATCCAGCAGCGCGCCGGGAATGGAATAACCCAATTCATCGAGGAACGCCTGCACGTCTGCCGCTGTGATTGGGTCAGCCATGATTATTTCGCCTTCTTGGTTGCTTCCGCCAGTGCGGCTTCTGCCTCTTCAGCGCGTTTGTTCGCCGATTCCAGCTCAGCCGCATGCACCTGCTTCAACTGCTCAATGGCGTCAGCATGCTCTTTGTCTTTTGCATCAGCGTCTGACTTCTCCTGCTTCAACTGCTCAAGGGTGTCATTGAGTTTTGACTGCAAATCAGATGCACCGGATGCCACAGGCGCAGACGGTGTAGCCACTTCAAAGACGAGCTTCTCCCCCTTCTTGTCAGTTGATTTTTCCGCCTTACCCTGCTCGATCCACTTTTCAGCGATCGAGTCATCGACGTCATAAACCTGTCCAGCCTCCAGCTTTTGAAGGCTGGCACCGGCAAAGAGGTTTGCTACCAATACCTTTACGAGTGCCATGTTGTTTCCTTAGCTCGAAGCGTGAATAACAGAGTAGTGGCCGTTGATGTCCTGCTTGACCATCAGGCCAGCAGCTCCCCAGGTACGCCAAACGTAATCTGAGTTGTAGAACTGACGCGGATCGGCGACGGTGCCGAACGCCTGACCGACGATAGGAGCAATCACGCCAGCCTGCAGCGGTACGATTACGATTTCGTTTCCGGTCAGCTCAGCATCTTCTTTGATTGCCGAGATGCCTGACAGTTTGGAGATCTCTTCCAGCACAGTGCGGAGCGAGTTCACATCGAAATACTGTTCCCAGTTGGACATGATTTCGCTGGAGACGTACCACGTCTGCTGGCCGTACTGCATGTTTTGCAGCTTGAGGACGTCACGCAGGGCGATCGCCGCGGCACGCATGGCTTTCGGGTCGGTGCTGGTTGCGAAGTTAACAGTCAGTGTCACCTGGGCCACACGCTCATCGTGACGTAAACCCTTCCAGGTCTTGTCATCGAATTTGATGTAGTTACCGGCTGCGTCACGGAAGCCTTCCCAGATGTAGTCCACATACTGTCGACGCACATCATCAACAGATCCGGCCTGAGCATCCGCCAGGGATGAGAGAGCAGATCCTTTGTTAAATACCGGGTCACGCCAGTTGAACTTAAAGCCGCTATCGTGGATCGGCACCATGGTGCCATCGAAGGTGTAGGATTTCGCATCCAGCGCAGCGCCAATCTGACCTGACATGGAAGTGTGCGCCCAGCCACGGCCGCCGGTACGAGCGTACTCATACACAGATTCTTCCAGGCGAACAGAGCGAGACAGCGGCATCAGGTCGTTTAGCAGCGTGAATTCAGTGTTCGGCTCGAATTGCTTCAGCACGGTCTGGTCGTAGGTTTTGTACAGACGGCGGATATCGTCGACTGCGTTTACCGCATTCAGCTCTGGTGTATCTTCTGCATCGCCGCGCCATTTAGTTCGCGCAATAAAGTCTGCCGCAGCCTGAGCACTGGCATTGCGCGCGGCGGAGAGTTTTTTGAATTGAGAGGAGTTAACCTCGAGGTTCCCGGTTTCGGTGGCCTGTTTAGTGGAGAATACAAACATTCAGGTGCTCCTTATTTAATGACCACGCGCAGGAGGTCACCTGCCGTTGCAATGGTGTATGAGCGGTCTTCTTCTACGTAGCAGCGGACAGATTCATCAGTACCGACTGCTTTAACCTGACCGTTGGCCACAGAGAGTGGCTGCCCTTTTGTGTAAGTTCCTGCTGCAGCGGGAACGTTGAAGAAAACGCCCGGAGTTGGGTGGAAAGCAACAACCCAGTCGCCAGCCTTGATGACGTCGTCTACGGTTTTGCAACGCAGGTAGTCATAGTTGGCTACGTAGAGGATCGCGGCCTCATTGCCATCCACGGAAGCGGTGAATTTCTTCGTGGTGTTGTCGAAGAAACCAATCGTACCTGGAGGCGTATCAGCGGCTGCAGCACCTTCACGATGAAGCTGTGGGTTTGCGAAGATACCGCCCGCGTGAATTACGTGTTTTCCGTCTTTAGCCATTTTTTACTCCGGCATTTCGCTGACTGATTGGTTGTTAGTGGCCTGCAGGAAAGCACCATTCAGGCCGGTTGAGGTCTGGCATTTAGCAAACAGCTCGCTGAGCGGCTCACCGTCGAGGGCGTTAACTGCAATGTCAGTCATGCCAAATTTGGCTTTCACCGCGGCACGCATGCTGGCCTTCTCGCTCTCAGAGTTAGCGTTGATCTGGGAATTAAGCGCCATTACCTGTTCGGTAAGCGTTTTAGCCCAAGCTGGCATCTCTTCGCTGTTAGTGGTCTGCTCGTTAGCCTTCTTGTCATCCGCCTCTTTCTTCTCACGGGCGCCCTTCGCTTCAGGCGTTTCTTCTTTGCTGTCGGCGTTTTCTGCCAGCATCTGGTTGTACGCGTCCATCAGTTCGGCATCGGTTTTACCATCAACCGATTTACCTTTGGCCTTCAGCGCATTAACGATGAGCTCTTTCATCGGGTCTGTTTCCTTCTGGGTTGAATCGCTGTTGGCGCCGAAAAACGCCTTTAGCTGGTTGAAAAATGTTTTGAATGCGGGGTCTTGCTGGTCTGAGGTAGTGGACTCTTCGAGGTTGACGACCTCGATTTCGACTTCGTCACCCTCGGCATTAACGAAGATCCCCACGCCCTCCTCCGGCGTTCCGGCACCCGGCTCGTCGAGCAATACCGCCACATGGTCAAACATCATGTTGGTGGCGATTTCGTTGTACTTCTTGCCCTTCGACTCGCCATTAGCAGCGATGCCGGAATACAGGAGTCCTGTAGAGATGTGGATCGGCTCGGAATTGGTGCCCGCGAGCATCTCGTCCAGGCGGTTAATCAGGCGCTTGCCCTTCTCTCTGGATTCGGCGTACTGGCGATTAACGTACATGTCGCCAGTCACCTTTCCGTCTTTGTGGCTGACGTTCTGCAGCCAGGCGCCTACGTGGTATTCATTCACCGCCCGGACATCGCGCGCAGACACGTGTTTACCGTCCACTTTCGGATGGCCCAGCGGCATCGGGTTACGCTCGAGCGTGTTGTAGGCCTTTTCGATTTCTGCTGCCGGGTACAACTTCCGGTTCATCACGATATCGTCCACGACAGGCGTGATGCCGCGAACCACGATATGTGGCTTGCCGTCGATGGTTTCAGTTGTGATGTTTGAAGCGGAGTTGACGACGGTCAGCACGTTAACGCGATTGCGTTTCATGCTGGGTCCTCATTGGTGGATTTCAGGCAAAAAAACCCAGCTCCGAGGCTGGGTTAGGAACTGGTTTTGGCTTCCAGATTCGAGCCGGTACTCTCGTCGTGCGTTAATGGTATGTCATATCAGGCACGAGTTGCGGTAGCATTGTCGCGGGGATGCATTAATCTACCGACTGAGTTATGCCAAAATGAATTTACTTAGCAATTAATTAACCCGATTGAATGCTGTGATGATTACCCCATCAGGCAGCACCATATTTTGTCTGGCTAATTCTCTTGAGACATTCTTGAAGAAAACATCTGGCTCAAGATTGTCAGGATCGTTTAGAACAGCCGAACGATGAATAGTCTGTTGGCCATGTTTTAAGATCTGAAAAGCAACGAAGTATTTTTTAAGCATGATTACCTCTATGGTATTGAATGAATGGTAATTATGCATTTTCCTTCCAGCTGATCCTCTCTTTTTTTAACTTATCTGTTAGCGCCTGATTGAAAATGCTACCGTCGTCATTAAGCAGCACCGGAACCTGACTGCAGTAGCAGTTGTACCGGTTACCGTTCTCGGCGTAGAAGTCTCGCACCTGCTCGGTGGTATAAACCTTGCCGTGACGGCTGGCGTGCCAGCTGCGCGTGGTCGGCTTGAGTGCCGACAGCCACAGCAAGCCGGTATTCAGCCCAAGCCGATCAGCAGCCCAGTCCGTCTCGTTCCATTGCGCCTGTCGCAGAGCGCCGACCTGCTCAGTCTGAGCGATGGTCTTGGCCTTCGACATGGAAACATCGAGGCGCTTGCTGATAACGCTGGCCGTTTCCCGTGGATTTACTCCGCGCGCCACCGCATCGGTAATAATGTTGGTCAGGTCGCCGCGGGCGGTATCGCTGATGACCTTCCAGTCGCTGAACGTTGTCAGCCTGGCCGCCGCTATCTGGTTCAGATAACCTGGGCTGTTTAAAAGCTGCTGTAGCGTCGTCTGGCTGGCGTAGACCTGCGACTGCTGCGAGAGGTTATTGAAAGCCTCCAGCGTGCCGCGCTGCGCCTCTGCGACGACGTAATCCATTGCCCAGAGGTTTTGCTCTCCACCATCCAGCAGGTAATCGTCGAGAATGGCATGCACCGCTTCGAGCAGGTCGGCCATCTCCTGTGCTGACATGTCATAGATGAACTTGCCGGCGTTGACCTGGTAGAGCCGAACATCCTCACCGTGGTAATGGCAAAGGAAGTGCCAGTCATGGCTGTTTACCTCACGCTCTCGCCCGGTCAGTCGCTGGTCGAACAATGCTTTCAGCGCATGCTTGATGCCGAGATACCGGTCCTCGATATCCCGAAACATCGCGCTGACCTGCTTTGAGGAGCGTGTCGGGTCAACCTTGCTACGCGGAACTATCGGCAGCCCCACCTTTGCCGCCTGCTCCGGTGTCATCGGCCAGTGGATCATCGATTGTCACCTTCTCTTCTGGTTTCGGCGGTTCTTTAGGCTCAGGCAGCGGGTCGAGGCCTACAATCTCGCGCAATTCGTTGGCTGTGAATGGCGGTTCGCCACCATAGAAGCCCGACGTCTTCTGGACGATATCGGCCAGTTTCGAAGCGTTCTCGATTTTCTCCTTTTCGCCGGGCGCCAGCAGGTCGGTCCATGAAATGGTGACCTCTCCATTTGTCGGCGGTTCGATAATGCCAAGCGTCCAGAAGCGTTCCAGCAATGCGGTGATTCGGTCAGTCAGAAAGCCGTTTCGGCGGGTATTGCGACGAATGGCCCAGTCGGTTTTATCCTCATCGCTCGCCAGCCGTCCGGTCTGCTGTCCAAACAGGATGGTGAAAGGGATTTGTACGGATGCTGCCAGTTCGTTCGCGGTAACCTCCCACGTCGGCCCAGGGTCACCAGGTGTAACGCTCAGGACGTGCATTTGTCCGGCCTGCATAACCGCCGCTGCATCGGTGCCGCGGTTAAGCTTGTTGACCTTATCGCCCATGGCTTCGCCGAGGTCGGCATAACCAGCCTTCTTCGCCAGATCGGACAGCGTAGCCATGTCTGTTTCTTTGCTGAACTCGACCGCGATCTGCCGGCTGGCATTTTTCAGGAAGCCCTCAGCGCCACCGCCGGATACTTTCTCAAGGTCGAGGCCTTTATTGTAACCAGCCTCAAGCAACGGAATGCCAGACAGTACATTGTCATCCTCTGAGCCTTCGCAGAACAAAATAACCCGGCTCGGGTGAACCGGTTCGCCGCGCATCGGACCGACGAAAGCCTCATCGCCTACAGGCTGCTCGTTGAAGTTGAACATCTTCGGCTGACCGAACGTTTCAGACCGACGATCGTTATCCCAATCGGCAACGGTTAACTGTGGTTCCCATACTGGAATGAGCTTAACCAGAGCTGCTTCACCGAGATTCTTCACAAGCGAGATGTCGACTTCTTCATTCCATGGCCGGTTGTCTTTTATCTGAAGCAGCAATGCAGAATAGCGACCAACCATATTGCGTCGGTCGGCATCTTTCACCTTAGGCCACCACTTCTTCATGAACTTGGCGACTCTCTTTTCCCACTGGTTGGTTTTCTTCGCCTCCTCGGCTTCGTCACCATCAACGATTATTGGATAATCCTGCCAGCAACCATCAAGAAGCCGATGCACCACAGCAAAGCCGGCAGCGTTGCGGCGGTACATGTTGTAGAAATCATTGAAGGTGATCGTACGCGGATAGCCAAACTCCTGATAGAGCGTCGGACGCTTCGTGTTCCCGCCGCCTATGCCGATAGCGTTCAGGTAATTCGCTCGCCGCATTTCAGTGGCGAGATTGTTCACAGCCATCTGCAGGCCGTTATCTTGTTCGCTCACTGGCGATGCTCCTTAGAAGAATACTGTGCCAACCTGCTTGCGGTTGTTCTTCGTCACTGCGAAGTAACGAAAGCCGTCAGCACCGTGCGAGGTGGCGTCATGGAGAGGTTTGTCTTTCCAGCAGCCGCGCTTGTCGTCCCACTCCTTCCGGTAGCCCTCAAGGTGAGAGATACCTTCCGAGCATTTCTCCTCATCGAATACGCATTTCGGGAGGATTTCACGCGCCGACTCAATGCCGGTATCGATGCCAGCTTTCGGCACCACTTTGAAATTCAGTGAGTACATCTGACCATCGATTTCGTAACCTTCACGCGCCAGCTCTTTGCGTGATTTAGCATCAGCAGCAAATTCGCGGTTCTCGATATCGTGCGGCCCCCAGTGCTCGCCGTACTCGTAGCCGCGGTCTTTCAGCACCTTCATATAGTGCCTTAGCCCCTCGCCAGAGTTTTCGTAGTAGTCGATGATGTGAAACTCCTCACCAACTTCGCGAACAAACCAGATAGCCGTGGAGTCGCCCACACCAATATCCCAGAACGTGTGGACCGGGAGATGCGAGTTATCCGGGATTTGGCCTATCCGTTTGTTGGTATAGAGCCAGCGGAATTGTTTGGCGTAGTAAGCCCCCTCGACCGACTGCTGGAACGCCTCCGCCGGTATGGTCGGGTACTCGCGCTTCATGTCGTCGCCGAGCGTCTTTTCTTTGGCGTAATACCAGGCCTTTTGGCGCTCGTTGACGACAACGCCGTGCTTTGCCTCCATCTCAGCAAAGTATTCAACTAAGCGCTGAGGTAGCGGCTCTACCGGGTCAATTGCGTACTGAGGATTCTTCCACCATGAGAAGAAGAAAAACTTCCAGTCGAGCGCGGACAGTGGCTTGCCCTGCAGCAAGGCTTTCTCTGCCGTCTGGCAGTAATCGAAGAAGTAACCCGCCCGGCCCTCCGCTGTGCTCTCGATAGTAGCGAAGCAGCCTGTCGATACCGCCTCAAACGCACCAGTGACGATTTCACGGGCTTTGTCAGGATACTTGGCGCATATCTTCCCGAACTCGGAAACGTGCAGGTAGCGCAGCGTTCCACCACGAAACGACGTGCTGACGTATAGCGAGCCGCCTTTCTTAAAAACGAGTTCGCCAGACGAATCGTTGCTGGCCGGGTTAGCCGCCTTTATCTCAGCTGGCAGCTTGTCGTATGCATACTTCACCTTTTCCCGAAACAGACGCTTTGCATCATTCAGTGTGTGGGCAATCAATGCGCACTTCGCCGATTCAAACAGAGCCGCGTCGAGCTGGATGATGCACACCTCGGTGGTGAAGCCGAGCTGTCGAGCTTTCAGGATGATATTACGGGTATGAATCCCCTCGAAATATTCCCGCTGCTCAGGCGTCATCCTGAAGCGAGTCGGCTTTCCCTCTTTGTCGGTGATCCAGTAAAGATTGTTCAGCCGCCAGTCTTTATCGGCCAGCAGCTTGAGGTGCTCAGGTTTCATTACGCCCCCTGAGACAATGAATCCATCAGGTCAGAGAGTTGCTTAACAGAGTTGTCGCCTTCAGGCCCGTCGATGTCGTAGGCCTGTCGTTCGAGACCGATGAGGTTCTTCAATGCTTCACTGAGAGCCTTCACCGACTTAACACGCTCCGGCATGCTGATTACCTTGTGGTAAATCTCATTGAGTTTGTCCTGACCCTTGTCGTCAGGGTTGAGCATCAACTCTCCGAGTTTCTCCAGCGCTGCTACATCTGCGCACTCGGCGCCCAACTCATCAAACAGAGCATTGGTTATCTGCCTGGCGCGTTTTATGTCACCGCGATGCTCCATGCGTACCGTAGCAATGACCTCAGCTGTAGCCTCTATAAGTACGCGCTCTGACAAAGTCGTTTCAGTGCGTACCTGTTTGCGTACCTCAGCTTTGCGTACCAGATCATCGGCGCGTTCTTTCACCTTCGCATTCAGGTCACGCGACCAGTCGTCACGCTTGGCGCGCTTACGGATAGCCCCTTCACTAATGCCGTGCTGCGATGCTATTTCTCGGAGAGACATTACCCCGGCCCGGTATGCCGTCTCGATGGCCTCCCAGTCGGGTTTGCTCATGCTCCATTCCTTATTTTATCTGCTCGGCACCGCTCTCAGAGCAGCGCCATTACTGTTTTCATTTCACCTGGCGGCGTGAATGGATTTGTCTCCTATAAGAGACAAAGTCTGTTCAGAAGGAATTAGGGCCCACTATAGAGACCTTGTCCAACGCGCGACGGATTCAACAGTAGCGAGTTTAGATACACCACAGGGTAGGAATTTGAAGTTACCGGAGTAGGAGCAGTGACAAGGAGACTTAAGTAGCACACTAGAGATAACGACATTAGCCCATGACAAAGGAGGAAAAATGCTGGAATTCCTAAAGGCTTTATCACCTTACGCAGCATCCATTAACTGCATCACCTTTCTGATTTGCCTTCTGATAGCAAAATATTTCGGCGTTCTTCAATACTTCTAATCCCTGCCTTATCCAGATTGCACTGCCCCAGCGCAGAATAAAGCTTCGCGTTTAACTCCAGACTAGCCTGCCACGTGAACGGAACCTCCATTCCGGGGATCGGTGTGTCTGCAGTAAGGTCAGCGCTTATCGGGACCACCGGAGCCGGAACGTAAACCGTTCGCGTATTCCCGCAAGCTGTCAGCAGCGGCAGCAGGAACAAGCTGCTTAGCACACCGATCGCCTTCAAGCGCCTGCCTGATGTAGATAACACGCTGCTCACCTGCCTGGGAAAGTTCGGTCTTTGCATTCTGGGTTACCCGGGAAATGTCATTGATGAGGTTCATTGCAGTGACGACGCTATTGCTTACGGTCTCGGCGGTTTCCGCCCTGACCGTTGCTTTATCACGCTGCTCTTTGAAGGTGATGGCGTTGTCGCGGTAATGGTCAATCGCCCATGCCATGGAAACCAGCAGGCAGATAACGACAGCGCAGATGATTGCGGTTAATCGGCCCATTTCTGGCCCCACTCGCAGATTTGGCGCTCTATCTCACGTCGAGAGATCAGTCCCTTCCACTGCTTCCCACCGGCATATGTCCAGCGCTGCAGTTCTTTGCAGGCCGCCGGTATATCACCGGAGTTCAGCTTCTTCAGCAGTGTGGAGCTGGCGAAAGCACCAGGACCAACGTTATAAGTGAAGGAGTAAAGCGCGGCACGGGTAGGATCAGGGATGCGAACCTTGATCAGCGGGTCGATGGCGTTAGCAACCTTTCGCAGATCTGACTTCAGCAGGTTGTCGCACTCTTTGTCGGAGTATCGGTGACCACGTCGAATATCGGTACCTGTGTGTCCATCGCAAACAGTCCAGACGCCAACGACATCCTGGTAAGCGTAATAGCGACGCCCTTCCAGCCCATCAGCGTTACCAAGCATGACAGAAGCGATTGCGATCGCGCCGGAACCGCCGGCGATGGCGCCAATAAGCTTATTCCTGAGCGTCGGGTTCATCTCTGCTCCTGCTTCGTCGGTTGTCTTCGCGGATTTTGAAATACAAATTTGTCAGATACGTAAGTACGGCAATGACAATGCCCACCAGCACGCCGATGGCATTCCACTGCTCGGGACTGTAGGCATTAAGCATGCCGTTCAGGATGCTCCCGGCTGAAGCGCCATAAGCAGCACCAGTGGTTATTTTTTCCATGCGATACATACTCTCACCTCGCGTAGTTAGCGGGTGCTGTGTGTGTTTGAAAGGATCAGGACCGTCGGGTTGATTTAACAACGAACCGTATCGATGATGATTCCCGAGGCCTGAAAATAATAAAGGCCCGTATATGCGAGCCCTTAAAAGCAGAAAACCTCGCATGGTGGCGAGGTTTTTTTGTTTTTCAATTTGGAAACTATTTTCCTATAACTAAATCATCCATGCTGTAAATCTCACTTACAGCTAAGCTCAGACGGCCTTGCCCTAAAGATGATTTAGTTATCAAGCCAAGAGCGATGGTCTCATTAACCACTTCACCCTCAACAATTCCTCTAGCTGCTACGCAACTTGCGTCCTCCTCAGATAATGAGATCTTAACCGAACAAAAACGAAGAGGATTTTTTTGGGTTACTGCCCTTTCTGAACCTTCAGATTCAATGAGTTGAGCAATGATTGTTACGCGCTCACCAGCAGCGATTTTTTTATGTAGGGCATAGCTTTGAAACCCAATCTCTGGAGCAAAAACATCATATAAATGCTTGTCCATCACAATTCATCCTGACTCTCTACAATGGCCCTTATCATAGCAATTGGCATGACAAGGGAGGCTGGGAAAATTAGACGGGTTATAATTGAAATTGTCAAGGATAAATAAAAAAACCGCCAGGCGAGAATAAATACCAAGGGTAAAAGCGCCGGCGCGGTTGCTGTAATGATCCCAAGGTTGAGTGACTTAATTGTGACACCAGGGCGCTACCCCTGCTTACTTCCTGCCGCTCTGTTTTGGTATTGGCCGCCAGTAACTGCAACTGCAGCTCAGCCGATTTACAGGTTTTTGCGTCGGCCGGAGCTGCAACTCACTTGAGTACGTCACAAATAATAAAGGCCACGCAAGTGCGCAGCCTGGTTGGAAATGGTGTGTATTATTCAGTATAAGGCTGACATGAAAAACTTATGACACCCATTTTCTCGTTATACATAGTGAGAGGCACAGGAAAGCTATCCATTTGAATAAATAACGCGTACTTTTCGCCATGGGTAACCCGACCAAACATCAGAGTGTCTTTTCCATTTGAATCGTCAAATCGGTCAACATAACGGAAGACTGCACCGCTGACCGTAACTGTCTGAGATGTACCATTTACCAGTGCAGAGATTTTGGTGCCAGCCTTTGTGCTGCATTCCAACCTAACAAGTGGGTTAACATCTTGAGTGGGGTCTAGATCAGAACTACCCGGCTCTGATTGAGCCACGTATTTTCCTTTAGCTTCCGCTATACGCTCATCTAAAGTTTTCTGAACGCACCCACTTGCAGAAAGTACAGCAAAGAACACAAATAAAACTCTAAAAATCACAAATAACCACCAAATATGAAAACAAATATATATTTTTTCACATTTAATTAATTTCAACCAGAAACTATAAGGGTTATATCGAGATGGCCCTTGCAACACGGGTATTATAGTTTCATTCAGTACATCTCTACCCAAGAGCCCTGCCCGGATCGCAGGCATAAAAAAGCCCCGCATGATGGCGAGGCTCGGTGTTCTGATAGGTCAAACGCAAATACGGCAACCTACACTAAATATATTGCTCATTTGTTCATTAAAATG